GTCCTCAATATCCCGACCGCCGGCGAGGTAGTCGACGACGTCGCCCTTGTCGCCCAGCCCCGACAGCTCAACGACTTTGACCGCCGCCGCACCGTCGAAGATATTGGCGACGACCGTGTCGGCGTGCGCCCTGCCCGCCTCGTCGTTGTCAGGCAGGATCACGACATTGCGACCCGCGAACCACTGGTTCAGCTCGGGCTTCCAATTCTTCGCCCCGCCATTATTCGTTGTGGCGACGATGCCGTGCCGCGCTAAACGGTCGGCCGCCTTCTCACCCTCGACGATAAACACCGGCATGTCCGGGCGTGCCAGCATGTCGTGCAGGCGGTACGGCAACGGCGTCACGCCGTCGAGGTTGTGCAGCCAGCCGCCGTTACCGTCTGGCCTGACAGCCCTAAACGTCTTCGGCTCGTAACGCCTCACTTGATACTGCACGACGCCGTCAGCGTCGGTGTAGTCGTACACCGCGCTCATAAACCGCGCCGGTTGCAACTTCACCTGCGCCTGCTTCTGTATGCCAAATTTCTTTTCGAGTATGTCCGGGATGCTACCCATAATTGTGGCGCCCTCGTTGGCGCGCACCAAGTCGACGACACCCCCGCCCTCGTTTGCCTCGAAGTCAAACCAAGTGCCTTTCCGCAGGTCGACTTCCCTTGAGCCGTGCGTACCCCAGCGCAGCGTGTGTCCGCGCTTCTGGTTAGGCTCGCCCCAGTAGGCTTTCGCCACTGTCTCTATATACGATGCGATATTACTCATAATAAACCCTCGACCCCTGTTCCCTTGAGGTGGTGGGCGACGCCAAGGGAAAACGCCGCCCACCCACGCACTAGAACAGGTCGCTGCCTGCGCTTGCAGCGGCCGGTGGTGTAGCCGCTACGGGCGGCGCTACCGGTGCTGGTGCGTGTTCTTGTGACGCAGGCGTGCTGCCTGCCCCATCCATTGCTGCTGGCCGATCGACCCAGTTGACGATACTCAGAACCGGCGCCTTGAAACGCAACTCACCCTGCGGGCTTTGCATCTTGATCGTCTCGGGCGTGCCAGCCTCGATCACCGGGATCTTGCCGGGGTTCGCATTACGCTCAGCCATAAACTGATCGTGCAGCTTGTCGACCACCCGCAGCACAGTCTTCGCGCTGTGGCTAAACTCACGCGGGCCACTCTCGCCGCTAATAACGATACGCATACGAAACGCCTGCTTATGCTCTTCGCTTGGCTTCGCCATCATCGCGTCACCGATCTTGACCATATGGAAGTCAGGCGCACCCGAGGCAAAGCTCAGCCAGCCCACTTCCATCGCGTCGAGGTCTGCGGCAAACTTGAAGCCCGGCGCAATGTCCTCTTCGTTCTTTTGCCAAGTGCCGTCAGCGCCTTGGACGCGGTCTTGCTTGATCCAGTCACCACCCTTCGCATCGAATTTGATGATCGGTAAAATGTCCCCGCTGCTGCGGGCTTCTGTAGAAAAACCTAATGCCATAACGATTTGCTCCTTAACATCAACATTAGTTAACATGTGCCGATTGCTCGGCTCTATGTTGGCTTTTTAGCGCCAACCCTTTTAACGGCTAGTCGCTGCCACAAATCGGGCAGCAGCCGTAATCTCTCATTCGGCAGAACCCAGCACAGCCCGTGACCCAAGTCCTGTTGCTCTGCGTGTTCGTAAAAATCTTTGCGCGCCGCCCAGCCTCGGACGATTAAAATGTTTTCCTGCTCGGTCGAAGATACAAGCACACAAACATCAGCTTTGAAAGCGTCTTTTGATTTGAACAGCATCCGACCCGCCGAGTGAAACGTCGACTTGACGTCGATGCTAACGGCCTCGCACCACAAGTCTGCGCCGTCGTCGATGCCTAGAGCGCTTGGCTCGTATGGTAATTGAAGCAGCGCGGCGACGGCAAATTCCGAGCGCACGCCGATCCAGTCTAGGTCGTTGTCGCCCCGGCTCTTGTCTCGCTTTTGATTGCCGACACCGGACATGCGCGCTAACTGCCAGCGGCCAGTCGCGGCCTGCCGACACTTCGATAAATCTTTTGGCGGTATTTCAATCAACATCACTTGATTTTCCAATCGACGCCATCTTCGGTGATCAGGCAGTAGGTGTTCTCAACCTGCTCAAAGCCGCGCGCTGTCATTGCGACGTGACACTCGCTGATCGTCTCGTGCTTCGATATGACGTCGACCTTACCCGACGTGTCGCTAGTCATTACCACTAATATCAGCCAATACTTCATAATGCCCCCGCCAGATGCTCTCGCAGCACCATCTCGAATGTGTCCCAGTCCATCGTAACCGTGTAGCGCCAGTCATACGCCTCAGCCAAGTCACCGGCCATCGACGTTAGCCGCAGACCGTGCCGCAGTGACGATCTGATCCCACCACTTCGGCGACACACCGCTGGCGTACCGCTTGCACTCAATCAGGAACGGGAACGGCTTACCGTCGGCTGGCTCCAGATCGCTCAGATCCTTCTCCTGATATTGCGATAGGCGCCTGCGTAATTTGCGATTTGTGGCTAATTCTACTAGCTTGCAAACCTCGCGCTCGAAACCGGCTCCTTTTGCACGTCCACCACCGGCGCGCATCAGCCCAGCTTCTCCAAACCGGCACGCCCAGCCTGACCGTCGAGCGACGACTGAACATTGCGCTGCCGGATCTTGCTGGCAATCTGCGCCGCAAGCATCTCATCCGCCAGCGACGACTGGCTACGGTGAGCCGATAATTCTAGCTCGCCCTTGAGCGCCTCGATGGTCGAGGTGCGAAGCCGAAGCAAAACTGGTTTAATTTCAGACATTTTGTGACCCCTTCTGTGATCCAAGCTGGAAGCTAAAAACGCCTCTGGCAACTTTTTGGTACTGTCATGCCCCAAAACACCCAAAGCCCGTCAGTGAGCTTCTATGGGCGATTAAAGGCATAGTGCTATTTTTTTGATATTTTTACGATATAGCACTTGATTTACCCTAATATAAAGCCCATATTCAAATAGTCGAGAGGCACAAAACAGGTAAATTACAAGGGAGACTAAAATGACTTATGACCGCAACACATACCTCGCTAAGCAAAAAGCTGAAGCCTTCGCCCGCAACAAGCCGATCCGCGCTTTCTGCAACTACATCGGGTATTCAGACGTCGAGCCTTTTGAGGTTGTCGAGCGTCGCACCGACAACAAGGTGATGATCCGCATGATGAACGCCGAGCGTCGTGACGACTGGAAGCCAGAGATTATCCCCGGCGGTTTCTCTGGTCACTGTGTTAACAATCACGATCAGGGCAAGGCTTGGGACATCAATTCGAATGAAGCCAACCCGCTGATCGCTGTTCGCTGGTCAAACGCAAAGTGGGGATGGTTCGACAGCCACGGCGGTCGCTACTCGATGGAAGACGCGCCCCGCAAAAAGTATGACTTCAACTTTTAATCACCGGCGGGGCTTCGGCCCCGCCTCACAAGGGAGAATGAATATGACAATCATCGCTAAAAAAATCGCCGCCTTCAAAGTGCGCCCCGTTAACCACGGCACCGCAAAGCGTGACAAGAACCGTTACTGCGGCCCGGCCGTGCTGTCGATCATGTCGGGCATCACCACCGGTGACGCGTCTCGACTGATCCGGTCACTGTTCCCACATGTGCATGCAGTTCGCGGCACCAGCGACTACCAGATCCAGCTCGCCTTCAAAGAGCTGGGCATCAGAATGAGCCGCGTCTCATACGGCGTCACCGACAGCAAGAAGCCGACACTGGCTGGCTGGCTCAAAGGCACAGTCGACGAGCGCACCGCCGGACGCGTGTTTCTGGTTGCCGCTGGCAATCATTGGCAGATCATCACTGGCCGCCGGTACATCTGCGGCATCATCAAGGAGCTGGTCAGCGTGCGCGACAAGCGCGTCAAGCGCCGCGCCCGCGTCAGTGACGTGTACGAGCTGACACCGATCGCCGAGGACGGCAAGATCCGCGTCCCGGTAATTGAGGCGCCGAAGTGCCGCAAGTCGCACTCGTCATATAATCGTGTACGCAAGCTCGTGGCTGAAAACGCCGACATTGGCCTCGGCTACGACATAGAGCGGTCGTTGACATACGGCGACACTCAGCGCTGGGTGCATGTCTGCAACAGTGTCGAGGACTTCATTTACGGCGCCGTCAAAGACAACGACAGCCCGGCGCATGAAGATGCGTTTACGGTCAACGACGGCCGGTGCTGTTACGGCTGGGACGAGGTCGAGGATCGCATGCTTGAGATCATCGAGTTTGTCGACAAGTACAACCTGAGAAGGGCGGCGGCTTAACAGCCCCGCCTAATGGAGATCACAATGGTTAAAGACATAATCGGAATGTTGTTTTTGGTGTCGTTTGCGGTGGTGATGTGTACCAACATCGTGACGACCGAGTGGAACGTGTGGGCCTTGATGGTCAAGTTAGGGGGGCAGTGATATGAAAATTACCAAATTAAAGCGAGGCTATCGCATCAATATGTCAGATATAGAGTTCGAATTATATCTGCGTCTAATTGATGCTGGAACGGCAGATATGCACGAGCCAAATTTAAATGACCCGATTGAGAAATATTATGATCGGATCAATGGCACATCAAAAATTACCTCTTGGTATAAAGTAGCTGAAGATAGGAGAAACTAAAATGGTCGGAAAGAAAACACCAAACGACATCATCACCGCAAGCCGCATACCGGCTCTGATGAACGCGTCGCCATATGACACGCCCAACGATCTGCTGGCAAGCGTGCTGGCAGACATTGAGGGCAAGCCCGACCCCAAGCCGTTCAACGGCAACGAGGCATGTGACTGGGGCGACACACTTGAGCCGGTCATACTGCTTACCTCAACCGAGCGCCTCGGCCTCGACGACTTGAAGCTCGAACACGACGCGCTGTTCCACAACAAGATACCGTTTGCGGCGTCGCTCGATGGCACCGCAGATGCCGGTGTCGGTGGCTGGGTCGACACCGATTATGACAAGGGCATCATCTGCCCCAACGGCCGGGTGTTTGTGACCGGCACGGGCGTGCTGGAGAGCAAGCTCACCAGCGCTAAGCCAGAAGAGGCGCCAGCGGCTCACAGGGGTGTCCTACAGCTACAGGGGCAGTTACTGGTCAGCAAAGCCACTTGGGGCGCTGTGTGCGTGCTATACGGCGGTGTAGAGCTACGCATCTTCCTGTATCAAGCCGACGCGGCCGTGCAGGCGAAGATCATCGACGCCATCGAGGACTTCGAGCGCCGCAAGCGCGACATCGAGTGGTATCCGGTGCTGTCGTCGTCTGACGGCAACACCGCCTACCCACGGGTGGACGACGGCGCCCCGCCGCTGGATCTGCCCGCCACCGAGGCTGAGTGGCTCGCACAGCTTGTCAACGCCAAGGACGCCAAGAAGGCAGCCGAGGCGGACATAGACGAGGCT